TGGCGTAGTATTCAACACCACTGAACAGAAGCAAGAATTTGTTTCTGAAATGAATAAATTAGAATGTGATATACATTGGTATGATAACACGATTAATACTGTAGAAAGACCTTGCAAGGAAGTGCCTTGGTGGAGTGATGGCGGTATTACGTTACACATTGTTTACGACGATATGTTATATCATAATGCTCCGCAACAACGAAGAAGAGATAAGCCTTACACTGATTTAGATCTTACTAAATTTTGGAATATACAAACTAACCGCAACTATACCCATTATGAATGCATAGCATTTTCATTTGGTTATAATATGGTAGAGAAAAGTATATGGGATCGTATTCACAAATATTTCTTCTATAAAGATAACAAAGTTGAATCTGCTTACGAAGACTTTTTAAGTAAAGCGCAAGATCTTCCCGATTATCTTGCATAAAAAAAGGCGATCCCGAAGGACCGCCTTAGTAGTCTGATTGACTCAGATCTTGATTTTGTTCTTAGAACAAGTTGGACACTGCAACACGTCTGTAATAAACGTTAGCATCTGCAGTAAGTGCACCGTTACCTTGGGATCCACCAGCAGCGAATGGGTTTGATACCATGCCGTAGCGAGTCTTAAAGCCGATTTTTGGCTGGAAGGAATTCTCACCAACCGCACGAACCATCTGCAATGGTACATATGGGCAATAGAAGAGGCCAGCATCGAAAGAGCTAGAACCTTTATAGCCTACTACCATGTAGTTAGCGCCTGCATATGGATCGATATACACTTTGTAACGACCGTTTAGAACACCGGCGAATGTATTGCCTGTGTCATCTACGTTCAACGAGTTAGAGTTAAGAGCTGGTGTGTAATCTAGTACACCTGCCATTTGAAGTGCAGAAGCAACATCAGAGGAACAGATAACCATGTTACCTTTACCACGACGAGTACCTTTTGCAATCGCGTTAGCTTCTTGCTCGATTTGGAACATTAAGCCTTTGAACTTCTCTACTGACCAACGACCGTTAGCATCAACATCTAAGTCGAATGTACCAGCGGTAGCAGTTCCTGTTGCACCAGCAACAGCGTTTGAGTAGATTGTACGAACTAATTCACGGTTGATTTCAACTAAGATTTCAGACTGTAGAATGTTTGCTAGTTCTGTTTCAGCATCTAGACCGTGAACGGCTTTAAGATCCTGAGCAAGCTCTGTTGTGTATTCAGCTTTCAAAGCACGTGACTTAGCAGCAACAGTAACTTTTTCAATTGAGAAAGCCATTTCTGCGAAGTTAGTACCGCCACCGTCGCCAAGAGCTTCAGCAGCTGCTGTTGCCATGCCTGCACCGGTTGTTTCTGATCCTGCACCCAACGCATTAGCGTGTGTACCTGCACCAGAGAAATCTGTATCAGCTTCGTTGTAGAATACTTCGTTAGCCGCAGCTTGTGAAGTATGTGTTGAACGCATTGCGAAGATCAAGCCTGTTGGGCCTGTCATTGGCTGAACGCCAGCAATATCGTATGCGATCAAGTTTGGCATTGCACGACGTACTAATGAAATAAGTACTGGGTCGTAACCTGCAGTTGGACCACCCGCAGCAGAAGCTGAGCCGAAGCCGCCTGTGCCTGCATCGTTAGCCGCAGTTTCTGATAGAAGGCCAGTCATAGAGGCTGATGTATCACCAGATTCCATAAGTGCGCGTTCTGTGTTTTCAAGAATTGTAGCAGTTACGCTTTTCTTGTGTTGTGAATCGATTGGCGCGAAAGAAGAGTGCTCAAGAATTGGGCCCCATTTTTCCACGAGCATCTGATAGTTTGACTGAGTCATGTGATTCTATCTCCTTGTGAGTTTATTCTAGATGTATTTATAAAATTTAAGTATTTCATCTGGTTGCGATTATGATTGCTTCTGGTTTAAAGCCGATAAAAGAGCATTGATTGAAGTATGTTCAGAAAGCTCGCGCTTTACTTCTGTTTCTTCAGTAATGATTTCTTCTTCCTCAGATACTTCTTCTACAATGACTTTAGCTTTCTTAAAGAAAGATTCTTTCAATGTTGCAAGATCTGATTTGTATGTGTCGACATCTGCAAAAGAGAGTTTCTCTGATAGTACTTTAAATCTTTCTTGCTCAACAAGAGTAAGACCTTCTGTCATTTCAGCGAATACTTCGTTAGCGTTAGCTGCTGCAATTGAAGCTTTCAATTCTGAATTCTCAGTGATAGCTTTATTTGCAAATGCTTTTGCTTCTGCTGCTTCTTCTTCAAGCGCTGCAACTACGTCAAGAGTTTCCTCGTTGACTTCGATGTTATGCTCTTCGAATAAGCCTTTAAGTCCGATCATTAGGGACTCAGCGATTTCAACCTTAATACCGGCTTCAATAGCGACTTCATTATCTGTCATCCACTCTTCTACTACGTAGTCAAGATATGAATCAAGATTTTCGACAATCTTATTAACTGACTCATCTGCAGCTTCCTGCATTTCGCCAGCAATTCTTTCTACTTCTTCAGCAATCGTTACTGATGCTTTAGCCGTAGCGGCTTCGTTAACTGCAGCTTCGAATACCATAGTAACTTTGCTTGTAAACTCTTCAGACAAATCCATGCCTTCAAAGATAGTTGCAATTGATTCTTGGATGTCGATAACTTCTTCAACAATCTCATCAGACTCTGCATCAACAGCGTCTTCTTTCATGCCTGGTGTTGTGACGGTTAGTTTGTCTGCAGTTGGATCAACTGCTTTCTTAACATCCGCTTTTTTCTTTTTCTCTGCTCCGCCTGCTGGTGTCGCCGGGTCTTCTACTGAAGAAACGCCGTCGTCAGCCACGAACTTTTCGTCTAATTCATTTGACATATGTTCTACTCCTTTATTGGATCTCTTATTCTATGAGTATTATTTATAATATTATTACTCTTCAATTATTTTTATTTTTTGAGTCCATTTACAAATCTTTTGAACAGTTCAGAAGCTGTTGACTCATCAATTTTATGAACAACTCTTCTAATTTGTTTTTCTACAACCTGTTGAATTTCTTCAATCACTTGTTCGATAGGCTCCTGAGCAATCCAGTTGCCTGATGCTATATCGTAATAATATTCAGCATTTTCCATAATACCGTTTACGAAACAATTCGGGCCTGACGGGTCAGTTACAATATCAACTGTAGCTAAATGGAAATCTTTTTGAACTTCCATAATACCTTCCGCTGTTGGTTTTACTGAACCTAAACCGCGAGTAGATACTCCAATTAGAACGCCTTCGTCCATAAATGTCTTAACAATGTTTCCCATCGGCGTACCAAGAATTTTGGCTTTACCAGTAAAGTTGGAACCATCCTGTTTCATTTCTGTAATAAGGTGCGACACTTTATCGCCGTTGATACCTGGACCATCTGGATGTCCTAGTTCTCCTAACGCACGCTTAGTTTTAATGAAATCTTTATCGTAACGGCCCATTTCTTTTTCAAGAATTTCTTTAGGATAGATACGACCGTTTCTATTTTTGATGTCGCCTTGCATAAAGATACCTTCGATGAAATAGGACTTATCACCCGTTTCTTCGTTAATCTCTGTGGCAACGTTGCATTCGTTTACAACTTCAGTAATAAGTTTCATGTTAACACCTTTGTTATATGTTATCTGCTATATTTATAATATTATTAAAATTATATTCTAGCGTCATAGTAATTCTTGTTTAGCTCGCCGCGTACTGCGGTTTCGCCCTTTTTCCTGGTTTTAACGTACGTTAATTGTGCGTTACCACCAGTTGGTGTAAAAGTTCTAACACCAGCAGTTACTGTTCCGTTTGCTCTATAGTATTGGTCATCAGCGTTTGCTTTTGCACCAGTTACTAAAGTAGCTAGGGTAGGAGCATTATCATATTGCCAAATAGCGTTTGATCCTGGAACATCTACCCAAGCCATTATTCAGTCTCTTTAATATCAGCTTGAGCCAAAGATTCAAGAATACTATCTTTAAGCGCTTCTTTAATTTTCTGTTTGCCACCGGTTACAGCTTTAACTAATGGATTAACACCGCTTTCTGATTTGATAATATCTTGACCGTTGTCGTCAGTTCTGTTATTCTTTATTGTTTTCATAACAGTACGTTTCTTTCCGTCTGGAGTAGTTGTAGTCACTGGCTTCATAAGTGCAGATTGAGTAGTTTCAGCAACGACATCTTCGTTTTTATTTTTGTCTCTGTTTAAACGATTACTTGCCGCATCCGCACGTCTTTCCGCTTCACGAGCTTTGCGTAAACCATCAAGTTTTTTGTCACCGGCATCGCTAAACCCGCGACCAAGCGGTACATTCTCAGCGCTGTCCTGGTGATCCCTAGCAGCGCTTTTAATTTTATTCAGCTTATGTTTCATCAATATTTTGCCGATGCCTTTGAAAGGGCCTTCTTCTAAAGATTCTTTCCTTTGATTTTCAACATTTTTTAGGCCTTGCTTAAGTCTAGCTACTTCTGCAGCTTTATCTTTTTTAGCAACGGCACCCATAGCTGAACCAATGTTCTTCATTGTACTAGCATGTTGCTTAGCCATTTGTTTCTTTTTAGCAGCATCTTTTTCTGCTTGGTTTGGACCTACAACTTTACGTCTAACGTCATTAACTTTTTTCTTGATGTTATCCAAGATACCTTCATCTACCAAGTTATTTGATTCACCAATTTCATCATCACCAGCAACATATCCGGGTCTGCGGTTTGCAGCTGGTTTTAGTTTACCTGTCATAGGATTTCTTTTGGTTGTAGTAATAGATTTAATGCTTGTTGGCTTAGGCTTGACGACAGGTGTTGTCTCTTCTGATTTCATATCAGTAACTTTACCCTTGTTGAGGTGACGAACAACTTTCTTGCCATTCTTATCTTGTAAAGTTACGATGTGACCACCTTTTGGATGTGGTTGACGAGAAACCGCTTTTAAATCTTCATTGATTTCTAACTCTAATTCTTCTCTAGTCAACGTATCAACCGCTTCTTTGAATTGCTTATCGTAATTAGCATCACCATCTTGGTCAGCTTTACGTTTAGCTTTTTCTCTTGGCAAATCATCAGCACCGATTGCACCTGTAAAAACCGCATCAGGAGCTACAGGATGAGACTTAGTCTCGTAAGAGTGCATATCTTTGAATTTCTTTTCTTCTGGTGACTTTGGCTGTGCCACTTCTGACATGATAGCTTTAAACGACTTCATCTCTGATCTCCTAGGTTATATCTGTATTTTGTTATATTTATATTATTCTTGCTCTGGTTCTTCCTCGGGAGGATTTTCCTTGAGCTCTTGTTCTATTTGTTCTTTCATCTCTTTCATTTCTTCTTCTGACATGTGGAGAACATTTTTAAGCACCCACTCTCTTGAGTAGTATGTGCCAACGTGTTCTTCGACTTCACGCAGAGTTGAAAGTCTTTCTCGTGTAATCTCAGCTTCTTTTAATTCAGTGAAATAGTTATCTACAACGAAATCGTAACGTATAGAGTTTTTAATTTCTGCAAATTCTTCAGGTGTTAAAATACCTTTAAGAATAAGCTGTTTTTCTAATAACTGTGTGAACAAAGTAGAAAATCTAGATCTTAATCTTTGAACAAACTTACTGAATTTTAACTCGTCACGAGTAATTTCTGATGATCTACCAAAAGAAGCCATTGATTCAGGCTCAAGTCTTGAGATAGGAACTTTTAATGATTTGTATAGTTTACGTTGGAAGTATTGCATATTGGTATCATCTGTTAAACCACCAGCATTACCGCCTGCAATTGTATCAACTTCAGTAGAGCGCTCACCACCACGACGTGGGAACCAAAAGTCTTCAGTCATAGTCATCATTTTACGAGAATCAGATATTTCACCAGTTGATGAATTATACTGAAGCTTGTTCTTATGACGAACCATCATATCTCTTATATATTGCTCAGCTTTTGATTTAGGTAAGTTGCCAACGTCAATGTAAAAAACTCGTCTTTCAGGAGCTCTTGTAAGAGTATAAATGACTGTAGCATCTTCTAACATCCTTAATTGGTTTAAAGGTTTAATAGACGGATGCAAGTGAGATAAAACCAACGAATTATTTTCGTTCATTTGACCTGAAGTAACTCTTGCAATAGAGTCTTTAGCAATTTTGTAGCCTTGTGTTCCGCCCTGAGCACCTGACTTATCAGAACCAAATCCGTTTTCAGAATACATATAGTATTCACTCTTTACTTTTTTGATTGGAATACCAGAGTGTGGATCTTTTTCTCGCTTATCAACTTCTCTGATGAGCTTTAATTTACGAGGATCTACATAACGTAGTTCACGAATACCTTCGCTAATATTGTCGTTGTCTATGATAACGTGAAAGTTAATTCTACCGTCTACATAAAACTTTGAAAATACATCGTAAGCGTTATGACTAAAGTCTAGAAGAGAAAGAACACCGTCAAACTCTTCTATGACTCTAGTTTTAACTTTATCTGGAAGATCTGTATCGTCAAGAATAACCTCAATAACTTTCTCATCAGTATCAATACTGATAGCTTCGTTGATAATCTCATCAACAGCTTGCGATACCTCGGGTTGACTAGCAAGCCCGCGGTATTTAGTTACTAGTTCAGATTCTGTTTTAGCAGAACCTTCCATGTCCAACAACGTACTATAGAAGCCACCCATTGCATTACCAACAGTAATAGCTCCATCGTCGTTTTGAGGTTCAGCGAACGAGGCAGGTACGAATACCTCCTCGTCGCCTTCTCTTTTTATATCAAATCCAAATATTTTCACGTGTAAATCCTTACATTATGTAATTAAGTAGTTGGAACGCCGGTGTTACCCTCAACGCGCCATAAGTCATATTGGAAAGTAACTCCAAATTCTTCGATAGTATCAGTTTGCGACCAATCCATAGCAATGCCATCGATAGCGATAGGATACATACCTTCGAAAACGTATGTTCTTAAGACTGAACCGTCTTTGCTGAACTGAGTAATTTGTCCAGTTGACTTATAAGTTTGTGGCAAGGCTCTAGAATTAGAGTCATGCGAGTTTATTGCGTTTGACCAAGCTTCCATTGCGTTACGGATAGCGAAGTCTTCGTCGTTAATGATGGTCACATTCCAATCAGCGAATGTCCTATCACCTGCATACTTGATCTGACGACCAAAGTATGGTACCGTAAATTGCCCCAGAGTGGATTCTGGAATACCTGCTGCACGTATCATAAATGGTACTTTAATATCAGCTTCTGGAGCAATTGGGTTAGTGATTTGACATTGGAAGAGTGTTGGACGTGCACCGCCACCGACGAGTTCTGACTTGAACTGGTTGATATTGAATGCCATTTTGTTTCTCCTTTATCTATTCTATTTATTAAGTTAGTTGACCAACAATTTCGTCAAACTCGATACCTGTTCTAGTTGCTACGAATGTTAATTCGATAACGTTAATAGAACGAGCCGGTTTGATGAAGATGCTTGCGCGGAATTTATTTTGGTCTATAACTTCAGGAGTATTGACTGTTGTGTCACTAATCACTCTGTAATCAATGATACCACGTCTTCCTTGAATGTCACGTAAAAACGGATCAACAATGTTTTTGAACTGTGTTTGCGTAAATTCATCATTAAGTTCGAATAAGAAGCTTTGAGCTGCAGTAGCAATTGCTTTTTCAACAGCAATAAACAACCTGCGAACATTCAAGCGATCGAATGCAGAACTAACTCCTAGGCCAGTTTTGTCTCCAAATAATACAATACCTTGACCAGTCTGTGAAATCACTGGGTTAATATCTGCACCATATAGCGAGTCTCTCATTGATTTATTTGGATTGAATGCCAATTTAACAACGTTTTTGATTACGCCTTTTCTGAAGCCTGCTGGGGATTCCCAAGGTTCTACACGTGCTGCAAGACCAGCCATATCGCCGTTTAATGGTGTCCAACGATACATGTCGTTATATTTGTCATAGCGGTATTTGTAACCACTATCCATAAACGAGTAAGAAGAACTTTGTACTTTAGCGCGATAAGCAAGCGCATTAGTAAGTTTTGCGTTCATCTTAAGTTCGTCTACAACTGCTTCTTTAGATGGTGATAAGAAAGCAACACAATCTTTTCTTGTTTCGCATAAGTTGGAAACAATATAGTTTGCTCTTGCACCTTGATCATCGCCTTTACCCTGAAGAATAAACGAAATATCAATTTCATTTGAGCTCTTAAGTGTATCTAAAGCAAAACCAACGTGTGCTAAAGTAGCTGTGGTTTCAGTAGTAGCATCAGTTCCACTTGTCATTGTTTCATACTTAGAAAGTGCAACTGCAGCAGTTCCGATAACATCAGTATTTGCAACTTTTACCCATTCTGAGAAGTTTTCAATTACTGTACCGTAGTAGTTAGTTAAACCCTGTGGTGATACTGCAGAAGGAGATGTTGAAATATTTTCAAACTTTTCTAACATAAATCCTGGAGTACCTGAAATCGCACCTGTGTTATCTATAACCGCAATGTGAACATGATTTGCATCAGGCTTACGAGCGAAGCTGGAACCATGTTGCCATTTTCTTGTAAGCGATAACTTAGTTAAAGATGTTTCAGCTAACGTATATTTGTTAGATAAAGTAATATCGTATTGATATGCAGCAACATAAGTAACAGCTGAGTTGCCTGTACCTTCAGTTACTGAGCCTGCTGTTTCAGTGAATGTAGCAACTTTTAATTCTTGATAACCTATAGACTCGTTACCTACTACTAACACATCGCCAGCTGTAAGAGCTGTAAGTTGTTGTGTATTTCCTACTTCGAATGAAATAGCACTTGAATTGAAAGAAATTGTTTGAGCGATTGCGCTGTTTGAAACCTTATTTTGTGGGATTTCAGCGACTTCACGCCAGTCATTTGCATATCCATCTGAGGATACCCAAGTAACTTCTAGTGCGTTACCTAAATCTCCAGGATATTTTGCTTCGAAAGCACCGAACGTAGAGGATTCAACGATAATATCGTTATTTCCATCTCGCACAATAGTCGTGCTGTCTGCTGCAACAGAGCCATCATCTGCTCTTACAACATATAATGCGTTTGAGTATGATAGAAAATCAGCCGCAGTAAAGAATGTTTCATAGTTGTTGTTGTTTGGTGCACCAAATCGGTTTACGAGTTGGTTTTCCGATGATATTAGTATCGGTTCGTTAGTTGGACCCCATCTAAATACACCAGCAATAGCAGCTGGTGGATTCGCAATGGCTGGCACTGCCTGTGAGGCGTCCACTTCTCGAACGATAACAGAAGGACTTACGGAAAAAGCCATATTTTTCTCCTTTGTGTATTGAAAACGCGTTTATCTTGTTTTATCTATTCTTACTATTTCTATTTATAAAAATTTCAATTCTGTTAAATAGCTACAGTCTTAGCCCGTCGTCTTCATAATAAAACTCGTCACCTACGTCGACAAAACCGAATGGTAATAGCTCTTCCTCAATCTGCTCCTCTGTCTTTTCTCTGAGCTTAACTAGTGTATTTATGTCAGTCATATCTTTGAAATATGCTTGATCGGTCATCCAAGCAAACAGCACTAAATTCATAACTAGATCGTCATGAAATCCAGACTCTGCTTCAAATGAATTCTTTTTCTTTGAAAATCTTTTTAATTCTTCAAT